CAGCATAAAAATTGACAACACGATGGATGGCCTGCTAATTGAAGCGGGTGTTCGTGTGGGCAGCTACTTTAATGCTGACGATGAAATTGCCGACGAGTGCCTAGACCCTTTGGCGACTGTTCTCGCGAACTTTAACGCCCCTGCATTCGGTCAGCCGCAAAACCCTTTGTCTTACGCGGATGCGATTAACCGGCTTCGTTATCTGAAGCCTTCGGCCTACGTTGGTCAACCGCAAGAAACGAGCTATTTCTAATGGCCGATATTCTGTTGCCTGTCAGCACGTCCCCCGGTATCCGCCCCGGCGAGGGCGCGGGAAGGCTCATCAACTGCTACGCTACAAAGCAGGCCGAAGGTGCTCGTATGCCTTTCACGCGCCGCCGTTCTCCTGGCCTGCGAAGGCTTGCTGTTACTGGGCATGTCGTCGGGCGCGGCCAGCATTACCACAACGGCGATCTGTACGTTGCGCAGAAGGACCGGCTCACGCTCGTCACGTTGGTTTCTGGTGAATTTGTCGTTACCGATCTTGGCTTGCTCCCTGGTGACTTGCCGGTAACGTTCGCTCGAAACAACAAAGCGCCGGTTCCTGATATTCTGTGTGCGACCGAAAACGGCGTTTACAAGATTTTCCGTGATGCGCCTCCGGCAACGCTTGACGAGGCCGCGCTTCCGCAGCCGATTGCTGTTTCGTTTATCGATGGCTATTTCGTGTTTCCTATCCGCGACGGGCGTTTCTTCTTTTCCGGCATCAATGACACGACCGTTTCCGCGCTCGACTTTGGCAAAGCTGAAAGCCGCCCCGGCGGCATTTTGCATGCTATCCCTTACGGCGAACAGTTGTTGTTTCCGGGGCCGTCTGTCACTGAAGTTTGGAGCAACGCAGGCAACGCTACAGGTTCGCCGTTCTCGCGAACCGCCGTCATCCCAAAGGGGCTTGCTTCGACAACGGCGATTTCCGGGTTTCAGGAAGGTTATTCGATTGTTGTTTTCGTTGGCGACGACAATGCGGTCTATCGGCTCGACGGCGGATTTTCCCCGGCGCGCATTAGCAGCCCCGAATTGGAAACGCTTATCGAACGCGTAGCCGACAAGACCCTTTTGGACGTGTCCGTTGGCGTCACGTCGGGGCACATGTGGGCAACTGTGAATGGCCCTGATTTTTCTTGGACCTACGAGAACGGCCCCGGCCTGTGGCATGAGCGGAAATCGTATGGGAAGGATCACTGGCGCGCCGTGACGGCGGTGCAGGCGTTCAACGGCTGGACAATGTTAGATCGCGAGACTGACGCGGTATGGATGCTTGATCCGAACTACGCCAAAGAGGGCGGAAACCCCCTTGTGGTGGAAGTCTGGTCGCTTCCTGGCGCTGATTTCCCGAACCGCGTGATTGTGCCTCGCGCCGACTTTGATATCACAGTGGGGCAAGCCCTCGTGACCGGCGACGAGCCTATTGAAACCGACCCAGTTATAATGGTATCGTGGTCAGATGATGGGGGCGTGACCTTCGGAACCCCGCTTGTTCGCAAGCTCGGTCCGATTGGAAAATACAACACTCCTGTGACTGTTAACCGAACCGGAATGTCAGGCAGGTACGGGCGCGTATGGAAACTTCATGTTTCCGACCCTGTTTATGTTTCGATCAATGCCGGTAAAATGGACGCGGCGGGAGTTTCAAAATAATGCCTTCAGCACTCAAACAACTTCCTCCAATTCCTCAACCGAGCCAAGCGCTTGTTAACCCGCGCACCGGCGTGCTTGACACGACGTGGTATATTTATTTTAAACGCGTTGACGATCATATACGAGAGATTGAAGCTCGTCTAGACGCAATTGATGACAATTACACGGCGCTCGACGCACGCGTAACAGATTTGGAGACACCATAATGGGTTTTCTTAGCGGGCTTCTCGGTCTTGACGCTGGCAAGCCTACAATGGCTGCGGCGCTCAACAATAGAGACCAGTATCAGCGTTTGCGCGATGTAGGCCATACCACGATTAACGACGGCCAAAACGAAAGCGTTGGTGCGCTCAACAACGCTATTAACGCATACGCGCCCTACGCACAAACCGGTCAAGCCGCAAACACGATGTACGGCAATGCTTTGGGCCTTAACGGCGCTGACGGTAACGCAGCGGCCACAGGAGCTTTTCAGACTGGCCCCGGATATCAATTTGCTCTTGACCAAGGCACGCAGGCGGCTTTGCGCGGTGCGAGTGCGGCGGGGATGCTCAACAGCGGCAACACGCTCACAGCGTTGACAGGGTACGGCCAAGGGCTGGCTAATCAGGAATACGGCTCATGGCTTGATAGGCTCGCCGGTCAATCGGCGCAGGGCTTGCAAGCCGCTGGCGGGCAGGCGCAAGGATATAACAACATTTCGAACGCTTACCAGAACTCAATTGACAGACGCTTGGCGCTCGAAGGCGACTATACTTCAGGCATTACGGGCGCGACTAATCAAGCGGCGTCAGGCGGTGAAGCCAACAAAGCGGCGGGGGCCGGTTTCTTTGGTAATCTGTTGTCAGGCGCAACACGTCTAGCGACTTCAGGGGGCTTGTTCTAATGGCTATTCAACTTCCACAGATGCCAACTATTCCACGTTCTGATTTCTCGTGGATGAATAACCTTGTGTCAACTGTCGGTGACGCTATCGACAAGCGAGTTGCGGGCGACTTAATCGCGGAAAGTCTTTCAGGGGCTAACAAAGCTCCGCAAGCACCACAAGCGCCGATGCCCACAGGATTGCAGGGCTTGGCCCCTCAGGCGCAACAGCCTCAGACGGTCACAAACATTCCGGTGTCTCGCGGGCCAGCACAAGGTTCCACCTACGAACCTTTCATCAATACGGTGCGCGGCGGTGGATTGACAAATCCTTATGGACTTTCGGCGGTTGCTGCCTACGGAAAAGCGGAAAGCGGCTGGTCTAGCGATAATGCCAATCGCACATGGGCCGACCCTTCGGAAAGCGGGCAGGCCGGAACGTCGGGTGGCATTCTGTCGTGGCGCGGGCCACGTCTCGCCTCGCTTCAGTCTTACGCAGCCTCGAAGGGTGAACAAGGGAACGGCTCGCCGCAGACGCAAGCCGAGTTCTTTTTGCAGGAAAACCCGCAAGTCGTGCAAGCCCTCAACAACGCCAAATCGCCGCAGGAGGCGAACAGCATCTTGGCGAACGCTTGGAAGTTCGCGGGCTACGATCGTCCTGGTGGCGAGAACGCGCGCCGAGCAGCGTTGACGCAGAACTATTACGCGAACGAATTTGCCAACTCCCCGGCCACGAACGGCGGCGCGGCGGCTATTGAAGCAATCGCGCCTCAGGGTGGATTTGACAGTGGGCGGTTCGCCGCTGCCGCTCCTGTGGCGCAAGGGGCCGAAGATCTGGCCGCTGCGCTGTCTGCGCCCCCTGACGCGGCTCCGGCCTATCGTGACCCCATGGTAAACGCGCAAGGGGGCAATCCTCCGGCGTCGGCTCCTGCCGCGACCGCCGCGCCGGTTCAGCCGAACGTTCCGGCTCCGGTGCCAGTACAGGCCAGCCCCGAAAGCAACGTACTAGCCGGTGCCACACAGTTGACGCGCCAAAACGTTGACCCCGATATTATTCGGCGCATGGTGCAAAATCCGATCACGCGACAACTCGGTTTGGCGCTCGCACAGCAGACGCTTGGCGGGGGAAAGACCGGTGAACCGTGGCAATTCATAAAACTGGCGAACGGCGATCTTGCTCGCGCAAACCAGCAAACGGGCGCAATTGAACGTGTGGGCAACTTCGGCAAAGAAGGCGGTGAAGGCGAAGCGGGCCTTAGCTTGGTTTACGGTCAGGACGAAAACGGAAACACGATTGCATGGCAACCGCTAAAGAGTGGTGGACTTCGTCGCGTCGAAATTCCCGAAGGAGCTAAACTGACCCCTGGCGTTAACAATGTTGACACAGGCACGGCTATCGTTACGCAAAACACCAAAACCGGCCAAGTTATCCAAACTCGGCAAAAAGATGTGGCGGGCGTTGCCGACCAAACGGCAACAGGTAAAAACAACGCTGAAGCTCGCGCCGCCCTGCCTCAAGTTGAGGGAGCGGCGAACCGCGCGTTGGCGTCGATTGACAGCCTGTATAATGACCCGTATCTTGCAAATGTTGTCGGTCCTATTAACTCTCGAACACCTGAATTGACAGCCGACGCCGCTCGTGTTCGTGGCAAGATTGATCAGATCGGCGGTCAATCGTTTCTTCAGGCGTTCGAAAGTCTGCGGGGCGGTGGCGCGATTACGGAAGTTGAAGGCGTCAAAGCGACCCAGGCAATTCAACGGCTCAACGAAGCTCAGAGCTACAAGGACTATCGCGCCGCACTGAAAGAACTTCGTGATATTGTGACGGTAGGCGTTGAGCGTGCCCGACAGAAAGCCGCAGGGGGCAACGCTGCGTCTTCCGACAACTCGACGGCAATTCAGAGTGCCCGTGATGCAATTGCCCGTGGCGCGCCGCGTGAGGCTGTGATACAACGCCTGAAGGACAACGGAATAAGCACAGAAGGGCTGTAAATGGCCGGTCTATCATTTGACGATCTAATCCCCAACAGCACCCCGGCCAGGCAATCGCAGCCGGGGAATTTGTCATTTGACGACCTTATTCCTGCGCAAGCCGCCCCCGCTGCCGCCCCCGCTGCCGCCGCAGAACCGAGCAAAGCCTACACAGGCTCAATCCTGCCGCTTTCTCGCGATGCCGAAGGAAACGTAAGCTTCGACAGCAACGCGGGCTTGGTCGGTGCGTTCAAGAACGCGTTCACAGCCCCAGGTCGCGCCATGTCGGGGGAGCTACCGGTTACAGGGCTAGACGGCCAGACCAGCCCGGAAGCCATCGCAGAGGGCTTTAATTTCGCTGGAACCTTTGGCGCAGTGCCCACACCAGCAGCCGGAACAGGCCGAGCGATCGCAGCCGCAGCGCCGAGAGTTGAGCGTCCAGGAATGGAAGCCGCAGCCGCCGCAAATCGGCTCGGTGTCGATCTTCCTCGAGCGGTTGTCAGCGACAGCACTTCGGTGCAGCAAGCCGGTAAAATCATCACGAATGTTCCGTTCGCAGGAACGCCGCTTCGCAACGCTTCTCAGAAAGCGATTGACCAACTCGGCCAAGCGGCTGATAGCGCTGTCAATAGTGTGGGCACTGGAAATGTTGCCAACGCAGGTAACGCCGCACGCACAGGCATCACGGG